GATGGCATTATTGCCCTTATAATTGCAATGCATTGTTCACTTGATAATCCGATTGGATCAGATTCATACGGATTTAGAAGTTTTTAAAGGAAAAATATGGCAATATTTGATATATTCAACAGAAAAGGTAAGGGTTCAAAAGAATCCAATACACTTTTTGGTCAAACTGCATTAGGTAACAATGTATTAAGAAACATATCTAATGCCAAACAAATCCCAGTTTCAAACCAACTTTTATATGTAACAACATCATCTGTAACGGAATCAGGTCGAATTGTAGATATGTCGGTGTTAAGCCGCAATTCTACAGTTATGAGTTGCGTAGGTGTTAAAGCTCGTGCATTAGCTCAACTTCCAATTAAGATTATGGCATATAACGATAAAGGCTTATTGGTTGATGCACTTTTAGATGAATCTGTTGGTCCAAGAGATCAGATTAAAGCAAAACAAGTTGCAAGTTTATTAATGCAACCAAATAACTTTCAATCATCATACGAATATTGGTATCAATTTGTAATGTGGTTAGATTTAGCTGGTGAAGTATTTACTGCTCTATGGCGTAAAGACCAACAAAATATGGCTTTAACTCCATTGGAAATGTATATATTAGATTCAACTTTAATCACCGCTCAATTAACTCCAACTCGTTATCCACAATATAGATTATCTACTTCTACATATGGATTTAATAAAGAAGCTCCATTAGAATATTGGCAAGTGATTCATTTAAAAGAAGCGGCTTGGCAAGGTTCAGCCGGCTTCAATAAAGGCACATTAGCCGTAGAATTAATTGGTTTAGATCAAGACATTGATAACTATGCCAACTTTGTAATGATGAATGGTGCTAAACCTTCTGGAATGTTTACAACAACTCAAGTTATTCCAGATGTTAAATACAAAGAGATTGCCGCAAGACTAAAAGAAGCATGGGCTTCAATGACTGGCTCAAGATCAACTGATCAAAGCAAGCCCGGTCAATCAATCTTGCTTGATAATGGTATGACATATACTCCAATTCATATGCTTACACTTCAAGATGCTGAAGCGGCTCAATTGAAGATGCAAACTATGAAAAGAATTTGTGGATTGTTTGGTGTTCCGCCAGCTTTAATTGGAATGGATAGTGGTAAGTTCAATAACACACAAACATTGTTAGATGAATTTTATAAATCTACAATGAATCCATTGATTACTAATATTGAACAAAAATTTAAGACAAGTTTGTTAGCTGGATACCCAAATCTATGCATTAAATTCCAGACACAAGATTTTCTTAAAGGCGCACCAATCGATCAAATGAATTTTGCCGTTGCTGGTATATCTGCTGGTATAATGACACCTAATGAAGCTCGTGAATATTTAGGTTACGAGAACAAAGAAGGTGGCGATGAATTACAAGCTACTAAACCACAAGGAATTACAGTAGGCGGCGCACCAAAAGACATAACCGGATCATCACCACAAGATACAGGCGGTGGCGGAAATACATCTTCTGTTGGTAAAACTGGCAGAGCTGGTAAAGCATAATGACACTAGAAGATTTGCTTAAATTATTAACCCAATCGGCTAACAAACGCAAAAAGAAACCGATTGAAACCAACGGAATGAAAAATAAGGGAGTGCCAATCAATGACTAAAGAATTATCGAAGAAATTTTCTAAATACTTCTTTGAATCAAAAGTAGCTTTAGGTATAGCTACTGATGAATCACAAGAAATGTGCGGAAATATAGAAGCAATGCTAACTACATGGGGTGCAAGAGAAGGTGCAGATGGTCGTAAATTCAATTATCAGCCAGAACCATTTAAGGCATGGGCTGATGAATTTGCTAAATCTGGTAAACCATTACCTATGTATTTCCAACACAATGATATGTCGTTTCCAGTTGGCGAATGGACATCATTCGAATTTGATGACACAGGAATGTTAGGTAAAGGCAAACTTTTTACTAACACAACTGCTGGTAAAGACCTTTATACAATTATGAAAGAATCACCAGCAATGGTTGGTGGTGTTTCAGTAGGTGCATGGGCTGATGAATACCAAATGGTTAATGATGAAGGATCACCATTAGATACATCTGATGATGATTATGAAAATGGATATTTCCAAATCACTAAAGGTGGTTTAAAAGAAGTATCAATCGTAATGCAACCTAATAATCCAATGGCTGAAGTTAAAAAATTAGAATTTTTTAGAGAAGATGGAACTGCTAATCTTAAACATATCGAGAAAGCATTGCGTGAAGCTGGGCTTTCAAAGAAAGATGCTACATCCGCATCTAGCAAGTTCAATGAAATTCTTAAAATTCGTGATGAAGTTAAGAAAGAAGTTGAAACCGCTCCAAGTCAAAGTGAGTTTGATGCGGATGACGAAAAGGCGATATTGGAAGCTCTCAAAGAGCGTTCATTATTAAAGAAATTAGACAAACGACTTAAATAAGGAAAAATTATGTCAGATAAAATTATTCAAAAGCTAGACGCAATTGAAGAAAAAACTTTAGCTCGTCAAGAAGAAATCATCAAGTCAGTAGATGAAAAACTTGAAGCTACAGTTGCTTCATTTGATGAAAAGGTGCAAGCACTTGAAGCGAAAGTTGCTTCAGTTCAAGCTCCAGCAATCGTTAAGATTGAAAAAACTGTTCGTGGTGATGTTAATAAAATGGTTAAAGAACAATTATCCAGCTTTATTAAAACAAACGGCAGATTTGAAAAAGAAATCAAAATGTTTGAAGATGCTTCACAATATGATGCATACATCAAGGAAAGTTCTGGTTTAACTGGTTCTGGTGCTGGTGTCGGTGGTAGAACATTCTACGATCCAGTATTCCATCCACTTCGTTTAATCAACCCAATGCGTGGTGTATCTCGTTCTGTTGCAACTGATGGTTCAACATATCAATTCCGTGCTAAAGTTGGTAACGCTGGTGCTATGTGGGGTTATCCAATCAACAACAATACTTCTGCTGGTTCTGGTGTTCCTAACCCAACTACAGAAAACACAAACATTTGGCAATTAACACTTCAAGACATCAATACACAGTTCCCAATCAGAACTGCGGCTCTTGATGACATTGATGGTTTAGAATCAAATGTTGTTGATGATATGTTAGCTGAATTTAGTCAACAAGAAGGCTTATCAATGATTCAAAACAATGACCAAGCTGATCCAGCTACTGTTCTTTATGGTGGTTCAAATGGCTTGCGTGGTTTAAATCAATATGCTGGTGCTAATGCATCTTACACAGGCGGCACATTTACTACTGCGGCTTTCGGTAATTCAGGCACAGGCTCAACAAGTGGTTTACATTCATTAAGCACATACGATCAATTAACATCAAACGGCGATAATGTAGTTGCTAATGCAGTTACTTATGCTGATATTGTTAATTTCATCTATAGCTTGCCACAACAATATTGGACACCTAATGCTAAATTTGTTATCAACCCAATCATGCTTTCAGCAATTCGTGGTTTAACAGATTTACAAGGCAGACCAATCTACATTGATGGTTTAGCTCGTGAAGATGGTATCGTTGGTTCTTTACTTGGCTTTGATGTTGTAGTTAATAAATATGTTGATTTACCAACAGGAACTACTGCATCTGTAGGAACAGAAAGCAAATACCCAATGTATTTTGCAGACTGGTCAAGATTCCATACTATCGTTGATCGTTTAAATATGATCTTGCGTAGATATGATCAAACTTTACCGGGCTACATTACATTCTATGGTGAAAAACGACTATGCACTTCAGTTGTTGATCCATTTGCTGGTGTTCGTTATCGTTCTACTGCAACTGCTACTAACTAATAGCAGTTTTAATGAAGGAATAGGCGGTTTAATCGCCGCCTATTTTTTTAACTAATTAGGAAAAAATTATGAAAGCATCTAAAAAAGTTTTAGAAGGTATAAAACAAGCTATACTCGAAGGCAAATCAAAAGTTAGCTTTAGAGAAGATAAAAAATCTAAAAAAGATGCACAAGAATCTGAACAAATTAACGAAGCATCTAACATTACTGGTTCAGGTAGCGGCGTTGGTGGTAAGGTAGTATTTGATGAAGCATTTGCGGCACTTCGTTATGCCAATCCTTTCCGTATGGGAAGCCGAGAAATTATTGTTAATGGTTCTGATGCTCAATTCGTAGCAAAAGTTGGTAATGCGGCAAATTCAACTAATCCATTTGGATATACAGTTGTGCCTAATAGTGGTTCACCAAATATTGCTACATCTATCTGGCAATTGCCAGTTCGTGTTTTATCAGCAGTTTTGCCAGTTCGTAGTGCAGTTTTAACTGATGTTAATGCATTAGAAGAAGCTCTTGTTAATGACTTAATGCTTGAATTTAGTCAGTTAGAAGGTCAATCTATGGCTTTAAATAACGATCAATCTGGTTCATCAACAACTGCTTATGGTGCAACTTCTGGTTTAAGAGGTTTACCAACTTACAATACTGGTTCTACTGCATCATTTGGTTCAAGTGGAACTGCAAGCACTAATGGTATTCATACAATTGCTACAGTAACTCATAGCACAACTGCAATTGATTATGATTCATTAGCAGATATGGCTTCAGCTTTACCAGCTCAATATTGGGCATTACCTACAACTGCTTGGCATATTCATCCATCACTTATTTTAGAATTGCGTGTTCTTAAAGATACAGTTGGTATGCCAGTTTATTTAGAAGTTGGTAATTCAAATGGCGGTGCAGTTGCTAATTTATTTGGTTTCCCTGTGATCCCAAATCCATATTTAGCCGCTCCCGGAACTGGTAACATTTCATGCGTATTAGCAAATTGGGATCGTTTTATGACCATTGGCGATACAGAGGAAATGACATTTAAGATGTTTGAACAAACTCAACCGGGCTTTATAAATATCTATGCCGAAA